TGCGATGCCAGTTGATGTCGGAATCATAGTCAGCGCCATTGCTTTGTCTACTTATGCGGTAGTGGTCATTAGAAACACTATCGAGAACATTATTCAAACTCTCTTCCATCTGAGCCAGTCTAACGACATTCTTGGTGCCGTCAGCATTTGGCCTTGCGTAGAGGAAGATGTAGACTGTAGACTTGCTGTAAGGGCCGTAGTCGTTAACAGGCAAATCACAATCTATAAGCACCATATCATTCCAAGTGCTCTCAAGAGCTGAAGGAAGCGTTCCGGCAAAAACGATGTCGGAAACAGCGCCCCTAAGAATGCCATGAAGGTACTCTTCTATTTTTGATATGTTCGCGTAATTGTTATGTTCGTTCATTTACTAACTCCGCTTGAAGACTGTTCGATAATTTCACTTCTGCCATTGGTTTCAAAGATATACCCATACCAATATTGCTGTACTTTTACACCTCCACCGCTGACAGACATACCAGAATCTCGAACAAACTGATTCATTAAAGTATGGAACTGGCCAATCAAAACCCTCTTTCCGTAACCGCCAGTCTGTTTTCCATGAAAGGAAGGTACGCGCTGATGTTCAAGCCTTACTGCATACGGCATTGATACAGAAAACATTATGTACCAATGATTCCTCTGAAAGCCGGCACCACCAATCGCTGTACCGATGGCCGTTGTAGAAAACGTGTCGAATCTTGATTTTGGGTCTGGATGGTCACTACGTCTTCTTCTGCTTCCTACCTCTTGGGAGCCACCATTGAAAGGACTTTTCTTGATGTTCCTAGAGTCGATACCCGCGCCGAATCCTTTTTGGACTGATACACCTATGCTATGCATAAGATCTACAGTTTCATTTTTGAAATCACGACGATGGCTTGCGGAGATACGCCTTGACATAGAGCCTTTCGCTATCTTAAACAAATAGTTCGATATATCATTACTTGGAAAAGACATACTACTCAAGTCTGAAACAGCATCAATAATTAGGTTTATTTTTCTATCAACCTCCTTAATCTTGATAGTAGTAGTTTTGCCAAGAAGGTTTTGCGTTACCTCCTTATTTGTGCCACAGTCCATGATAAAGTAAATGCCTCCAATCATATATCAGAGGCCTCCACCCTCGCACGATACCCACGGCAGACGTGAGGTACGACATCTTCAGAGGAATCTGTGTAATTCTCAAAAGTACCGAGTTGTGAAGGGAAAACTCCAATCACTTTCCCGGCAATCGTAAGACCATACTGGGTACCCCGAAACATATCGCCGCGTTTGACGGGAACTACGCCCGTCTCGCTGTCGAAGGGTACATACACAGAATACACGGCCTTCGTTGTCGAAGAAACCCTGTAATTTGAATCCTCTTGAATGTCGCACTTCACTTGACAGATAATAACCTCAGTAGTCACTTGCTCCGTGAGGGGTAAGGACGTATCCTTCGTCATGCGATAAAACTCGCCGTCGAAAGGATAGTTCTGAAGCTCTTCTCTGTCGATGTATGCCATGGTAAAGTGTTATTAAATGTCCAAAAATACGACGTCGCTTGAGTTGTCCGACAGCATCGCTAACTTGTCTTCGTCCTCGTATTGCGTGTAGATTTTGTACAGATAATTGTAAATCTGCTCTTTAGACTTAAAGTTAATAGTCTGACTCCCGATGGTCTTGGTGTAAGAGCCATGGGTCTGTTGGAAACTGGCCCATGTGTTGGGAGAGAGATAAGCCGTAAGAAGCAGATCCGCAGTTATGAGGTCCTTATTCTCCTGCGTGAGAGCAGAATATTCAGTAACCTCCGAAACACCTCTCTCAAAGGCGATGCGGGTAAGCACCGCCTTATCGAAGGTGAAGCCTGTGAGGCCACTCATGTAAGACAATATGTCAAACGTGATTTCTGACATCGCAATACATTTTTACTCTTAGGACATCGAAGCGAAATCGCCAAGAGTGTTGTTAGAGGTCGAAGTGGTCGTGATGATGACGTGCCAGGGGAACTCATCAAGAGTGGGCGTGGCGGTGTAGATGACACGAGTGCGGTACTCTTTCAGTACGCCGTTAGGCCAGATGGAGTTCTCGACGAAGCCAAGACCCATGAGGGCGGGAGTGTAGCTACGTTTGATAGCCTCATTGCCGTCCTTAAGGAACTCAGCGTCGATGGGGGTGGTGTGACGGATAAGACCGGCCTGACCAAGAGGACGGGCGGTCACGATACCAGTCTTCCAGCCATGGACAACGCCGTTGACCTCGTCATGCTGAGTGGTGTCATGGACAACGATGGTGGGAAGGCCGGACTGGGAAGCCAGAGCAGCATTAACCATCTCGTCGGTGACGTACACAACGGAGGGCAAGGAAACGCCGTTGCTGTTGTTGATCCAGCGTACGAGCTCAAGCACTTGCTTGTTCTTCATCACGCAGTTGTCCCAGATGGCGCGAGGCATATCGATCTGCCATTTCCAGTCAACGCCAAATTTCTCGTTCAGACCCTTCACGATGAGGCGGAGAGAGTCGATGAGAAGAGCGTCGGTGTCGGTCCAAGTGGTCAAGGTATTGGTAGTGGAAACCACCTTGAACATACAGGAACCAACGAAGTTGCTGGAGGGGATGTTGGCGCGATAGATGCCGTCCTTGAAACCAACACCCTGGGTGTAGTACACATAACCGTTGGTCATCAGCTGTTCGCACAGCCAAGTGAGGGTCATGTTGGCACCGTCCATGAGCTTCTGGAGGTTTTTAGTGTACTCCAGAATGAAGTTGGCATCAGCATCGCTGAATTTTTCACGGAGTTCCTCGTAGCGGACTCTCTTGTCGTAGAGAGTGGCGGTGGTTTCGTGGAAGTGTTTGGTGGTGAAGTGGGCGATAGGAGCGGTGTAGAACTCTCCGTTTCCCTGCTCCATAGGAACAGAAAGACCGAGAGGAGCGCGCATATCGGACATAACGCCGGGCTCCATAGTGCGGACGAATGCCTGCACAGAAGCGTTACCCTTGCCGTCGTGAGGAGTTACCTCAGGGTCGACGGAGAAGTCGCGAGTCCAACCGGTATAGTTGGGCTTGAGCATATTGGGGTCGGCGAGGATGATGCTGAGAGCATCTTTGCCTTCAAGGCTCAAAAGCTGCATGAAGGTCGATTCGTTAAAGTCGGGGAATTTGTGCATTTTAATTTCCTTTCATTTTAAAGTTAACCTTCAAGAGCTGCAACTCTGGTCGTGAGGGCCGTAATTGCAGCGGCATTGCTAACAGCGGAAGCGCTGTTAAGAGCGTAGTTGACGTGGAACCAACCGGGAACGTTACACATATTGAGATCGAGAACACACTGGGGAAGAGGGCTCATCTTTTCGATCCACATCAGACCACCCAGAGAGGGGGTATAGTGATAACGGCCTTTTTCCCAGTTTCCGTCGGTAATGGAACTGACAGCGCCAGCGCTGACGGTACCACCGATACCACCGATGTTCTCGTCAAACTGGAAGTCAGCGTCGCAGTCGAACACGCCGTTGATGCGCTTGACGAGCATTTTCTTGTCGGAACCTGCGGCTTCTGCCTCAACCATGATAGCACCGGCGCTGATGGTCAGAGCGGCACTGATGGTCAAAGACCAGACATTGACGGTTGCGGAGTCGACGGTTTCGGTAGTTTCACTGATGGCGGTAACGGTCACAGCGGTACCAGTACCACCAATGACGGAAGGAGCGACCATGAGAACGTCACCAACAAAAGGCTTGTGAGCGTACTCATTGCGGAGTATCTTCACAGTCGTAGTGTTGCTGACGGCAGAAACAACCTTGAAGGTGCGGAGGATGTAGATTTCGGGCTCAAGGCCTGTGGAAGTAGGACGGAACTCAAGAAGGTCACCGGCCCACATTTTTGCACGGCCTTTGGGAGGATTCTTGACGATACCGCCGAAAGGAGGATAGACGAAATCGTCATGGTTGCCGTCGAGGGCAACGAAGACGTTTCTGCCACCGCCAATCTTGCCGTTCGTCTGAATCAACGAAGTGCCACGAAACTGACCAAAGGGGCTGAAATTGGACATTGTTGTTACGTTTTAAGTTAATAATTTAATTTTCTACTTATTTAGCAGAATCGCCTTTGCCTCCGTTAGCCATCTGCTCCTGCAGCTGCATCTTTTTCTTGGCAAGTGCGATAACGCTCTGCTCTTGAGATTCAGTAGAAACACCACCAGGAGTCTTGGGCGTGAACGAAGAACTCTTTGCTCGGGCCCCGTTAAAGAGTTCAAGACAGTCCTTGCCTTCCTTTTCAACGTCGGTGTCTTCAGAGATGGCGATTCTGCCCACCATCTTCTCAATCCACTTTTTGTCCGTGACTCCGTTGTTTGTCAGGTAATCAGAGATAGCCTGGCGTTTCTGGCTTTCGGTTTCCTGTTTGGTGCGCTTGTTGGCAGCTTCCTCAAGGGCAGCAATGCGGTTGAGCGCCTTAGTGAGTTCATCGTTAGCCGGAGGAGTCGGGGGCGTGGCGGGAGCGGGAGGAGTAGCTTTCTTTTTAAGTTCCTCAATCTCCCCGTTCAGGCGATTAGCGACTACGGAGCTTTCATGGCGGGTAAGCCCGACAGCCGACATAACGATTTTTTCGATTGTGGCCGTAAAGTCATTAAGCTCCATTTCACTGGCTTCGCCAATCATTGCCATGCCGTTGTCTACGGCTTCCGCAATGGTTCTGCTAAGGTCAATGTCTTTGACCTTAGGTGCGAAAATGCTGGTCAGATTTTGAACAGCCTGTTCCTTTGTGAATTTCATAATGCTATGTTGTTAAAAAATAATTTTTCCGAATGCAAAAATACAAAACTTTTTGAACATAGAAAAAAAACTTGATTTTTTTTGAATTTAGGCCGTTTTGGAGCCTCCAAAAAACCTTTTTTATGACTTAAAAATATCTATGATTCTGGTATTAAAATCGTTATACATCAAAGAACTAGATACCTTACAGCATCATTGATTGTCCGAAAAAGCGAACAATATAATTTTTTTTTGTATTTTTGCACCGAAAATTTAGCGCTAAGTGGCAAATAAGATAATCATAAGACCGCATAAAGGCTTTCAAGAAAACTTTGTCCGCTCGAACGTAGATGTGTGCTTCGGCGGCGGCGCTCTCGGAGGCGGTAAGAGCTTTGGTGCCGTGATGGCTACTGTTGAGCCGTCACAGGACCCCAACTGGCGCGGTCTGTTCCTGCGTAACAACGTCGATGACCTCAAGGCCGGCGGTGGCTTGATTGATACTTTCAAGGAACTGTACGGAGAAGAAAACTTGAACATTGTCGAATCAAAGATTCCTCGCATAACATTCCCAAGCGGAGCCTATGTCGACTGCACCCATGCGGACGATCAGCGTCCTGAGGTGCTTGACAGGCGATTCAAAGGAAGACAGTACGACATGGTGTATTTCGACGAGGGTACTGGATTCTCTTGGGAGTGCTTTACAAACATCGTGTCGCGTTGCCGTGGTAGGTCTGGATTCGCGGGAAAGTGTCTGCTTACCACCAACCCAGAGCGCGACCATTGGATTCGAGATTTCATCGACTGGTATATCGGAGATGACGGCAAAATTATCGAAGAGCGGTCCGGCGTGGTGCGCTATTTCTTCAACGCCGCTAGCGAAACATCCTCTGGCTCCGTAAAGGATATCGTTTGGGGTAACTCCAAAGAAGAGGTTTACGACATCTGCAAACCTCTCATCGACAAGCGCCTCGATGACGTATTCGGCTATAAGAAAGGTCGCGACAAGTGGCCCGCTCTCATCAAGTCATTCACGTTCTACCTCGGAAGAATGTCGGAAAATACCGATATGCTTGAGCGAAACGAGAA